GCATATTGTTTTGTCATAGCTGGTATTAAAGCTCCCGCTTTTGAAAATCCACCCACCATATCTAATAATCCAAGGCCTCCAGTCCCATGCAACTCCACTTCTCTTTTCATTTGAGCATCATGAGCATCTTTTACTTGGTCAATGTAACTGTGAGCCATTTCAGGTATAGTCGGCAAATCCTCTGAAGTAGTATATCTACCTCCAGTTAATAATGATAGTAGTGTATTGTCATCCATGATTACCTTTCAGTTGGTGCTATAATAGCATCCATTCCATATATATTTTTATATTGACTTATTGCTGAATTAAAATCCCTAACTTTTTGTTTATAAAGTTTATCAAGTTCTAATTCTTCTTGTTGGAACTCTGGGTTCAATTTACTATAATATAGTTGATACCGAGTTTTCTTACCAGTCGTCTTCTTTCTCCAACTGCTTGGAATTGGTCTCATACGACTTATTGTTGATTTTAAAATACTTTTAGCCATCTTTCTGGCTTTATGAGGTTGTTTTATAAGAGCTGGGTCTTTCTTGATTTCATCATGAATAACGTAATTCAAGGCTGAATAATAGGCTCTAGCTTTTATGTCTGGGTCATCAGCCCAAAACGATTCCTTTACTGTACGATAAAAGGGACTTCTGGTGGTAAGAAAATCAAGCTCATCACCAAAAGTAGGTTTAGCTCTAAAATACACATCTGAAAACTGTCTTTGTCTACGTCTAGAAGCTTCGACCTTCTTCTCTATTGGGGCTGTAAATCTGCGAACCACTCTTGTCGCATGGTTTAAAAATACGATGTTTTCTTTAGCGAGGTCTTCAAGAGACTGTTCAACTTTTTTCTTTCCTTGTATAGTAGCAGATGTTTCTCTGTATAGGGATGTTACCGCTCTATATACAGCTGGTTTATAGGATTCAACTACTGTACCAAATTCATCAGCCCCATTACTTAAAATACCCAAACCTTCAGCTCTAATAAACTGAGCCCAATATTCCTCTGGCATGGTTTTGAATCTATTACGAGCCTCCTCGCCAAGAATACCGTAGTACATAGAATACAAAGCCTGACCCGCTAAGGGAACAAGAGTAACGTATCTTAATAATGGTACTGGATTTCCATCTACAATAGCAGGTTTTGCAACACTATTATAAACATTCTCAGACATTCTGTATGCAACCCTATAGAACAATGTCAAAGGCTTTGACCACCATTTTCCCATCCATTTTGGTACAAACGGCAAAGAGGGGCCACCTTGAGTAATCAAGTGAGACATCTGTCGAGCTTTATCTATATATTTTTTTCTGTAATGAAGTTTTTCCACTCCGAGACTCATCATATCATTTACTTCAGCGGTAGTAAATTTAAAAACTTTTGTCAAAGTACGCAGAGAAGTTTTCTTGCTAATACCTCTATTCATTGGCGTTTTTATATTATTCAAGTTATTAATATGAGTTTCTAGCATTGGTTTTGCAGCTGCTACGGAAACAATACGGTTTACAATTTCAGTTGGCCTCATTAAACCGGGACTGTACTTTGTATATCGAACCCTTCCAGTCATAAGAGCGTGAACACCAGCCTCCTTCGCTCCAATCAAACTTGTCATTGAGCTATAATCTGAGAAATTGGAGAATGTTTCATACAAACCCCTTACGGCTCCACGAAATCCGTATACAGTAGCATTAGAAGTTTGACCAAGTATCAAGTTCTTTACACCAGAGAGTGGACTTGAAAGACCTATTTGAGCTGTTCCCATCGTTAGATGAGTTAACACCTTTTCCATTAGCTTGTTCTTCTGAGTAGAATTAACCTGCAATTCTAATTGACTTTTAGCCCAATCTGAAAAACTTTCATTTGTTTCTAAGGTTAATCTTGCAAATAAATTAGAGGTCTCCCCATCATTTCGAGCTCCACCTCGACCAAAATATTTATATGTAGGAATAATGTGAGCAACTTTTTGACCATATCTCGTGACTATCTTATCAAAATTACGTTCATATACATCTATGGAGCGTCCAACTTCTCTTTTATTACCCGCTTTGTCAATTATAGTCGAACCTTTCTTCACTGGTTTTCCATTTATATCTTTAAAAGTTTCAACTTCTATTATTCTATTCGTACCCTTTTCTATCAATACGACTGGAGGAAGCTCAGCTATTCTTGTCCACTGAGTACCAAATACCCCAGCGCCGTCCAACCAGTATTGTTTTATTGCTTCTACATGGGCTAGAGCGGCTTCAAATTTTTCCTGTGGAGTTCCTTTCATTCGGATAAACTCAGGGTCGGTACGAGAAATCTTTTCTGCCATATGGTGTCTAAAGTTCTCGTCCATCCCGACTAGATTCCTAAACTCGTCAGTTACCATCCGCATCAAATAGTTTTCTTGAATATGATTTTTAAAGCCAGTCTTCTTAGCCTTCGAATCTTCATACATCTTCACATTCTTACGACCATCTGCAACATCGACTTCTTTAGAGCCAAGTTTACGAAACTTGATAAATTTATCACCCTTCCACTCTGGTATAAATCTTTCCTTTCCGACTATAAACCATCCGTTATCAAATTCTCCAGTTTCCAACTCCTGCCTTAAGCTTTTCAAATACTCCATCTCTTTTAAATCAGATGGTTTCTTCGAGTTCCCTCTCGAATCAAGAAACTCGTACCCCTTTACAACCCTTAAAGCATCCCACGGAACTTCTAACTGTATCAATGTTCCATTCTTATCATAAGCTTCAAACATCAACTCTTCTTTCCCATTTTTACGAGAATTTTTTGCTTCAACTCCACTTTGTATCATAGCCACCATAAGACCGTCGCTCAAAATGTGGTATGAGTTTATTATATCCTTTAGGGGTAATCCATCCAATATCGGGTCATAAAAATCTTTATACTTACCATCAAGAACAGACGATAAAGCTTCGAATTGCTTTTGATTTTTGATGGGATTTTTACTTAAATGAGTTTTTCTCAAATCCGCTTTCCACTGCTCTACTTGACCAGACACAGCTTGTCTTGTAAGCTCAAAATCAATTTGTTTACCAGCTAATATTTGGGCTGCTTTACTCTTTGCCATCCCAAGAACGGTATAGGTAGGTAGGGTAATCTTTGCAACTCCGTAAAGAAATTTTCTCCACTTGGCGTCAACTTTGCTCATGAACTTCTCTGGGGGCACAGTAGATGAAAGTTTATTTTCAAATGTAATCGTATTATCCTTAGTTACAAACAATGCGTTGGCGCTCACAATTTCTTCATATGTCATTTTATTTGATTTGCCTTCGCTCTTTGGAAAAAATAATTTTACCATCGCTTCAAATTCGTTTTTATTTACACCCGATTCTCTCTTTGTTTTTTCAAATTTATTTTGCTCTTTACGAAATTCAACTGTTTCATCCCTCATATTGGACTTTTTATCAGCGATACTTTTTATTTGGGATTCAACTCCTTCATTACTCATCCAATGTGTTGTAGCCCAATCCTCAGCTTCTTTTCTTGTTTTAAATCTCAAAGGTTTACCATCAAGAGTCGATTCTCCCATTTTCACAGTCTTGGTAACTCCATTTACAACCTTATCATATTCAGTAGTAACGGTAAACGGCTTCTCATTCAAGGGGTCGAACTCAGGATATGATTCATACGCTTTCTTATCTATTAAAGTATTGGGCCTCATTTGATTCATATCATACCAACTATTCGGGTCTTGCTCGTCAATATTTCTAAGCCTTTCCCAATCTTCTCTAGCTTTCTCTCTTCCCTTGCTAAGCGTCTCTCTGACCCTTTCAACATAAGATTCTTCAAAGCTTCTAGAGCTCTCAGGAGTGACTCCTTTTTCTAATAATTTACTTGTATTTTTTAAAGTACCCTTAGATTTCGGATAATATGTTTTAGTTGTTGGTACTTTTATAGATTCTTGAAGCTCAAAACTCCATTCTGTCCGTTCAGACGGAACTTCTATAGCTTCTTTAGCTCTTTCTTTCGAGTCCCGACCTCTAAGTTTATCAGTAAATAGCTTTGAAAACAATGGACTATTTTCATTATATACCAAAACCCCATCTCTTTCGACCATTATTGGCTGTTCTTTTATCTTCACCAACTCTGGGTTTTTAGATTCGAAAGCCTGGTCTGGTCGGTCAGTATTTTTTGCGTTATTTATTTTTTCTCTTACAGACTGTGGCATTTTAGTCCCAATAGCAATCTTCTGAACCTGAGAGCCACCATGAGTGCGTACTTCAAATACAGGGTAATTTTCAGCTACAAACTCAGCTCTCAGTCCCTCTGGCATGATAACTTCTCCCTTTTTAAAATCAGACATCTTGCCAACGTATTTACCTATACCAGCTGTGCTATAATCAAAAGATTTTGTATTCTCATTCCACAATGGAATTTTTACATAGTCTCCTTTTTGCCAATGTTCAGGAACATCTCCCTTTGATTTTGTAATTTCTCCAGTTTTTCGAGATATTACTTCTGGCCCTTCCATGAATTCTACATTTTTTTCCTTAACAGCAGACCGCTGAAGAGTAAATAAATTATCTTTTAAACTTTCAATAGTGTTATCTATTATCTTTTTATCTTTATTATATTGCGATTTTATACCAGAACGCTGTCTATCGTTTGTCGCCTTATCTAATTTAGCGTCCCTCTCAGCTCTTTTCTGAACCAATTCCGATTCAAAATTAGCAATCTTTTTTTCTATAGATTGAATTTTACCAACACCTGACTTATCTTTAAATGGACTCTTAATCTCAGGAGGGGCTCCCCTTTCTCCAATGTCTACAACTGTATAATCTCTGCGACCAGACCCTATTGCATCTCGATAATGTTTTTCTTGTATTCCTAAGTCTTTTAGTATCTTCTTATCACTAGAATCTAGTTCTCTTGGCAATACCCGCTCCTGCTTTAAATTGAGAGCGTGTCGTTGAAATTTTTCACCAAAATTTAACACAGCCTGTTCTCTTGTAGGCCCTGTGATTCTACTTCGAGCTCCATCAGTTATGTCTTCATAGAGGACTTCCCATCTAGCTTTTTTTACTTTTTTGTTCTCGAAAACTCTCAAAATACGAACACTTTTACCAGCAACATTCAAGTCTTGGAAATGCATCTTTGACAGTTCTTTTGTTGCTAAAACCTCTCCAACAGAGTCAAATAATTTATTAATACCCTTACCATCCTTGATGTTCTTAATGCCAGCATCACTAATCTCAGGTATAGTTGTTCGAATCGCTGTTTCAAGTTTTTCTTTGATATGAGCTCTACTTAATCCCTGTCTTGCATAATGGAATAGAAGAAGAGAAGCTCCATGTACAAACCTTTCTTCCATTGACATATCTGTCTGTAGAAGGTCTGAGTACATACCAGCCCCAAGAAGCATTCCGGGTTCTAATGCGTATTTAACACCCTTAGAAGTAGCCCCTATCATTGTCGGCAACCCAGCAACAGAAAATACAATACCTGCCGCAGTATCAGCTGTAAGCGATTCTAGCCTACCTTCTATTCTGTCTAATGGGAATCGTGTCTGTCCATACAAATTAAAAGCAACTACGTTATTAGAAAATAAATTAAGAGACCTTGCTAATTTTGGATTCTTCTCAGCTATCTTGAGTATTTTATTTCTGTACGGTTTTATCCTGCCAAGAGCTCCTGTAAGATGAGGCATTTCCTTAGCTGCTACCGCTTCAATAATATCTTGAGATTTACGAGTTGTTAATTTTCTAGCTAAATTTTCAAATCTCTCAGCTTGAGCGATTTTACCCATTTTTCTAGCTTTAGTGGCTGAATCTTTGGCTTTTAAGAACTTACGAAACGTACTTACAGCCTTCGCTCCCTTAGCCCCAGTAGCAGCTATTCCACCAACACCACCAGTAACAGCAGAAGCTAAAATAAAAGATGGGACTGCTCCGACCAATCCACCCAATGCCGATGCCCACAGCTCAGAAGATTCGTCTGGTATGGATAATTGAGACTCATATTTACCGAATGGAATAGCAGAGGCTTTTGCACTATCCCAAAATCTACCCATGAAAGTAGCATCTCTATATTCCTGGTCTGGAACTGAAGAACCTACTTCACGAGCATTCCTCTGAGCTCTTTCTAAATCTGTTTCTACGTAACCAAAATCAAGACCAGGTAAAGTATCTAAAGTATCTTGAGCCGGCTGAAGCCATGAGGTTGAGTCTTGTATAAAAGAGTCTGAACCCCGTACATAGTCTTCATAAAGCCATTGAGCCTGTTGTTCGGTAGGTTCAGTAGGGCTATCAACTTCAAATTGATAACCCTTATAGTTAACAATCCATGTTTGCATTTTTAAATAAAATTCTTCCTTAGTTTCGCTTAACTGAGGACGCTTTTAAACGAGTCGAAAATCCTGTATCAGTTGTTCCTTGTCCACTATCAACTTCCGCCTCTTGATACAATGGTACTCCAAATTTATTCATAAAATTAGGCCCGGTATATGATGTCGCCGCATTTACAGTATATTTATATTTAGGAGCAGACTTGAAAGATGAAGGAGAACCGAATCCATGAAGGGTTCCAGTTCTATCCACATCTATCTCTTTTATTCCCGTAAGCTCAAATCTTTTACCAGAAGATTTCTCGATAACAGTCATACCCTTTTGAACTATCATGCTACTACCATCTTTAGGATTTTTAACAGTAGGTACATACGATTTTAATCCATCATGATATTTGCTTGATAGTTCAATGTATGCATTTTTATTATCCTTACTACCATGTAAAATCTCAACATTATTTGGCCCCATTTGAGTTACTCGAACTCCAGACATAACTTGTTCTTGTCCTGTAAACTTATTTAAAACTTTCACATTTTGCAGACCACTATAGTCTTTAATTTCACCAGGAGACATTATATTTAATACTTTATTAAACTTTAAAACTGTTCCAGTCTTTTGGTCTGTAGTGGATGTTGAAGAGTCTTCTAGGTCTGTTCTGGGAAATCCTGTTTCTGGGTCTAATCTCAGTATAGCATCCTCAATATTTTGTTGAACTGGATTCTTCCAATTTTGATACTTTGTAGGTAGCATTTTCATAACTCTCTTGTCAAGAGACTCTCTCAATAGAGAATATTGTTCTGCCGAGTTATTATCTATCCACATACCATCATCATCTTTAAAAGCGGTATCATAACTAGCAATATGCTGTGCGTACATAGTTTTAATAAAACGTAAATCAGTACCCTTTTGACTAAACAACCTATTCAATATAGTCTGGGCTTGTGGCAGTCTACCCTCATCTATATCTTCCATTATATTGGTATATTCAGCCTTTGTTAACCATTTCCCCTTGTCAGTAACAACATCGTAACCAGAATCTGCAAACTCTGTTAAGAATTGCTTATTAGATTCGTTAAGAAATTTATTTTGAGCCCGCTGTATCATATAATTATAAGTCGTCGGGTTTCCAACTTCCTCTTTAGTCGATAATATCTTAGCGTTAGTCAGAGCATTTTTCGTATCTTCAAATGTAGAGTTTGGGTCATTAGCTATATCTTCATAACCTTTTAATTGATTTTGTATACCATGTTTTTTCTCAAGATTTGCTCTACCAGCTGCAGCCCCCTCTGGGCCATAGACATCCATAGCGACTTGATGGTTGTTTGTAAATTCAAGCCTATCTTGTACATTGTCAAGCATACTAAAAGTATACCTATTTTCCTGCTTACGCTCTCTTTCTTGTTTTACAATCCTATCTTGTTTATCTTGCTCAACCTTAGCTATAAGCATATCTCTTTGTAGCTTACTCTTACCATAAGCCAACAGGCTATCTGCAATACTCTTGGTAGCTTCAGCCCAAGGGTCTCTATATCCGTATCTTGATATGTATCTTAAATCATCTATTGCGCTAGCCATAAATTATCCTTTTTAATCACCGTTCTAGATTTCTCATATATGTTTCATAGTCAACCCAAGCACTACCATCCCAATACTCCAAAGTCCCATCTCCAGAGACTCGAGTTTGACCAATCTCAATCGCCTGAGTGCCCCACGTAGCGGTTGGGTTTTCCTGTAGTATATTAGAAGCGGCTTGGAACCCACCGGTTAATGTTCGCTGTAAAGAAGAAAGTAATTGAGCATATTTATTAGAAGTAGCCTCTTCCGCAGATAACATTCTCTGTTTCAATGTATCCTCCATTTGTCTTCTAGCTAAAGCGCTCGAAGCTGTCCGACCTCTTCCCATACCGCTAAATCCTCTGCCTTGAGCCATAGACCCCAAGCTCTGAGAAAGAAATGCTTGACGAGCAGCTCTTTGTTCACTGCTCTTTTGTTGTTCTCCAAAAGCAAAAACATTACCAATTTGATTTTCTAAATCAGCCAGAGTTGCGAATCCTTGGAATCTAGGAGCATAATCTTTACTTACTCCAAAGAACTCAGCATATTCCTCTGGAGAAACACCATCAGTGCCAATAAATTTTAATAGCATGCTACGTTGATTATCATCGAGCATTCCCAAATCTTTGACGAATTTACTCATCAAATCTGTCCCTTGACCATAAACATCTTGCCCTCCAGGGCCTTTAGGGTCTTCTGGGTCATATACATCATCATCATCTGTAATTACATCATCTAAATAATCTTCTCTCTCATCATCTAAAGGAAGTTTTGCTTTATTTGGTGAAAGATAACTATTCACTCCATTTATTAGCTGAGATGGTCTTGAATATAAATTGTTTTGATTTAAATAATCGTCGTATAAAGCCATGTTATTATCCAATTGGTCTTGTTGTTGTACTTAAGAATCTACTTTTAAAATAATCATCAATCCCCATCCTACCTAAATCTTGAAATTTTTCCCCCAGAGTTGCAAAGGAATAATCATTAGGGTCTAGGAAACTAGCCAATGTTTGTTTACCACGTAATAAAGCTTCTTGCTTAGCCATATCTGCAACCTCAGTAGATATATTTGGAAGACCAGAGGATATAACTTCCTCGGCCCCAGAACCCGGAATTGAAGAGAAAATATTTTGCATTGTTTTATACTGAAGTGGAGTTGTGATTGCTGTAGATAACGCTTGTGGAGTTACAGAACCAATTAATTGGTCTATTGCTGAATGAGCGGCTGACTCAGCTTTTCTTTTATCTTCCAATCCATACAATACATCTGGAGCTCCCTCCTTACTTAATTTATCAGCATGCCATTTGCCACCTACTCCCGATATAGCTCCAGAGAGTAAACCAGCTCCAACAGGGCCTAGACCCATAGCCATAGATAGTAATCCAACTCCCTTGCCAAGTAAGTTTGAAATTCCTATTCCCCTTCCAGCTTTCTGAGCTTCCCTAGCTTGTCTATTTATATAGGATAGAATCTTTTCTCTAGATGTGCCCCTTTCGACAGCTTCCCAAAGACCACCAAGAGCTCCAAATCCTCCTTGAATTCCAGATAATCCTGAAACAAATCCCATAGGGCTATAATTATTTGGCATAATATTCTCCTTATCTTACTCGATTATTGATTGTATACCTTTGCTATTACAATAGCATCCGCTTTATTTATTCCTGTTACAGGACGTGCCGTACCACTTAATGAAGTATAAGTTATTGAAGTAATCTCTCCTGATAATGTAGCTGTACTACCCAACTGGACATAATTTGTGATAGTCATTACTACCATAGCCGGGTCTCCAAGAGTTCCTGACGGTGAAAAAGTATCAGTTAATGTTATCGAGCCGTCCCCATCAGCAGAATCCCTAAGTATATCAAAATCTAATTGGTTATAATCTGTACTATCAAATCGAGTGGCCGTGCCGCTATCCTGAGTTCCTGTTCTAATATATCCCTTAACGATAAATTCTCCAGACCCCTTCACAGCAGAAAAGTCGAGAGTGTATGTAACACTTATATCTGTTACCCCAGCTCCCCCAGTATCCGAGTTAGCCATAACATCATAAGCATCGTAGGCGGTATAATCTGTTGCATATGTCGGAGCAGATAAATACGTATCATACCCTGCATTTTCCCTATCTATATCTGGAGATGTAGAAGAGGTAACTATATAACTAGTTGAAGAACTTGCTATATTAACGTTCGCTGTAGGAGTAAACCCTGTAGATGATTTACTTTCAGCAGTCACCTGAATTGACTGATTGCTACTTTCATCAGAACCAGTAACACTATATGTTTGCATATCTTTTAATATAAACATAACATCGTACTGGTCATCATCGTAATCAGCTAAATTTGCACCGCTAAAAGTAAAAGGTGAGCCAAAATTTAAAGCAGATGCGGGAATAAATTGCATTTGTTTTGGGTAATTAAATGTTGAACCATCCTTCACAAATTTCAATGTTTCTGAACCCAATTCACTATATCTTGTTGGAATCTTAGGTCTAAATATTTTAATAGGAGTCCCATTATCATGAGTTGCAGCTGAAGTCCCATCTCGATTTCTTCTAACTGTCAATGTATTAGATGATATTGATTGCACATACATATGTTCATTATCAATTCTTATAGTATCTCCAACTATAAATTTTGTTCCATCTGATACATCTATTCCCGTTTCTGAATTATCTAAAGCTTCGTTCAACGTTGCTCCAGAAAGCATTACCTTATCCGAAACTTTAATTCTTTCTCCTCCAGGTGAGGAAATAATCTGTACAGTCCCAGCTTTTAATCCAGAAGGTGTTGAGCTCCATCCTCCAGATTTATCCCGAAGCCTGCTATACAAGTCGTTTGTCCGCTCTCTACGTCTTCGGGCTGCTTCGATATTTGTATTTGTTATCGGCATATTAACTATTTACGCCCGTTGATGGTGGTTTCATTCTTGTTCTGTAAATTATAGTAACATCATTTATCTTATAACTTCCAGAGCCACTAAATTTTAGTTTCAAACTACTACAAAATCCTATTGGATTATTAAAATCTCCTCCAGATATATTGATGATTCCACCTCTTGTAGCCGCTAACCATGTAGAAGTAACATATCCATCTCTCGTTGTCTCTCCATCCTTAAAATAATCTACTGTAACCGAAGCCGCAGAAACTCCAGTGGCTGTACTGTAACTTCCAATAATCTTTAAAATCTTTTTAGTTACACCTGGGTTTCCAAAATCGAAATCTTTTGTTGTAAAATCCCACGATGCTGAAGCTGTTGATTGGACTGGTAAATACTTCTTTAAATCAGTTCCACCTTCAACCCACACGCAATTATCTACATTATTCTGCATATTAGTAACAGCAGCTCCTGTATAAGCGCTGCATTCTGTAAATGATTTTGTAGTAAAATCATAGACCAATAAATCAGAACCAGCTCCACAATTCTTAATAACAAGCAACTGAGAATCAGGCGGATAATATCCTACAACAGGATTTGAAATTTCACTTATTGGAGCTAAATTTTTATCCATTTTTGATGATAATTCAACTATACCTTGGCTAGTAGACCATGCGTAAATACCTGTTTTTCTGGCCCAGCAAACACCGAACTCAGTTTTAACAACAGCAGAGGGTTTGTCTACGCCTAATCCGTTATGTGTAGATTCTAAGAACCACTCCGCAT